AGTTCAAGCCTGCCCAAGATATGAAGGAAATCACAACAAGTATATTCTCCACAGGTAAGATTATCATCACAGGGGCGGAGACCCTCAAAGAGATTGCTTTCGCGTACAATATTATTAATCAACATATCAATGAGCAACCCTCGATTCGTGTGGGGCGCACAGAGGACACAGATGTATTTGATGTATATTTAGGACACAAGTGTGAACCTATGGTTGAACACTTGAGGGCAAAGGGATTTAAATCGTGGCTTCAGACGATTACGAATAGGCAAATTAATTTTTAATATTGATGTACTTTATAATAAAGATGTCTAAAGGTCTCATAATTGGTGGTATTTTTTTATTGATGGTCGTTGTGGGACTTATTGTCGCCTATTTTATGATGAGCGGTGGTGAACCAGAAGTCCCAGAAGTCCCAGAAGTCCCAGTTGTTGAAAAATACAGATACGTAAGAATTATTCGTGATAAAGACGGCGGTGATCACTGGATGAACCTGGCTGAAGTTGAAGTATTCTCAGGGGGTACAAATGTTGCCAGTGGTAAAATTGTTACACAGAGTTCTATATCACACCCAGGAACTTTTGATCCACCCAATCTCGTTGACGGGAACAAGACAAACTTCGCACACACCAATAATGAAGCAGTTGAATATTTCCAAATAGATCTTGGTCAAGACTATGATATTGAAAAGGTTGTGATTACTAACCGAACAGATTGCTGCCAAGGTCGTTTAAGAAACACCAAAATTCAACTCTCAAAGGTGGCCGATATGAGTTCACCCAAGGAATCCAGAGTTGTTACCACCGAAGAAGCTCCAAAAGCTACTATCACATGGATGCCAAAGTTGGGTGCTGAACTCACAGCTGTGTAGGCAAATTAATTTCTAATCATAATGTAATATAAAATGTCTCAACGACTTGGAATGGCCGATGGGCGATGCTTCACCCTCAACTCCTCAGCCCAACTTACGAACAACTATATCATGCAACAAAATGGTATCGCCTTCGAAGACAACTATTCGTACCGCCAACTTCTCCAAAAGTCCGGTCCAGAACTCATCAGTAAACTTGCCGAACAATCGAGAACCACGTGTGATCCTTGTGATCGATACACGGATATCTCCAAGACGTACTAACTGAGCTAAATCACGAAAAAAACTTTAAAACCATACTCTAGAATGTCGCCATGTGCCATATGTCTCAATAACGTGAGATCAACGAGGACCAACCCTCCGATCCGTTGTGGACATACGTTCCATTCGCACTGTCTAGAGGAATGGAAGAGTAAAGGTAAGAATACCTGCCCCCTATGTAGAAAAATATTTGACGTTTCGCAGTTTAAGGTGACGATCACGGTTCAGAACAATTACACAGCATCTTCAAATACTGTGTCCTTGGAGACTGACGCCATTTTTAACATTATGGATATATTTGATATGTCCTTCGATGTCGAGAACACGGTAGACTTAGAGAGTCTTTTTAACGATCTTGGAATGAGTTTGTCCGACCTTGATCCCCTTGTCCTTGACACAGAATGAACTACAGTAGCGCTCATAGTTTAGACCTGGATAATCTCTAGAAGCCTTGCGAGGGTCTTTGATGACCTTTCCCTTTGCATCCGTCAGAAGTGGACCCGTAGCCCAACCCCTCTTGTGACTGAATATATTAGCTTTGAAGACGATACGCTTCCCGACTTGGAACCTACCCGCTCTCTTTATTCTCGATTCTGGAATCTTGAAGAACTTGGCGACTGATGTTTGGGTATCCCCAGGTTTAATCTTATATTCCACGACACCGTGTTGACGGTAGAAATGGAAGTCACCTTGGCGGATGTAGTTTGTGGGTCGCCCAGGGCACACAAACATCATGACCTTGTAGTATCCCTTTTTACACTTGGTACCCGCATCCACTTTGTAGACTTTCGTGGGATTATCCGAAATCACGCGTCTAGGGAGGTCCTTACAATGGGTGTAATCGTGGGGGAGATTTGAAAGCCCTGAGCGGTCACCGGGAATAGACTTTTGCCAACGATAGGCTTCATAGTCCCCAACTGCGTATGCGTAGCAGTTATTGTTCCCAATACCCGTCGCGGTACCCCACCGCTTATTGGTGAACTTCTTTTCAGAACCACTCAAGGGGAGTTCTTTCATTTGTAATCTATGTAGAAAAAAATATTAATACTAAGTAAAATGCAAGTTGTTGATAAAGTTGCCAAGTCTCAAAACAAGTCTGATATGCTCATGGAGTTTCTCATCTTTGTGCTCAGCATTCTTATCAGCACGTTCGTGATTCGATTTGCTTGGAATCGCTCCCTTGTGAAGCACATCACCATCCTCAAGCCAATTTCTACGATGTTTGACGCCTTCATCCTTGCGTTGTCTTTGAGCATTATTCGTGCTTAAACTTCTTTGAAACCCACAATCTTTTCACCATTTGGGCTGACGAGGGTTGGGTAGGCATCCATACCCGAGCACTTCTCCTTATCGCAATCCACAAATCGGTGAGGTTTTCCATTCTTCTTCATATGATCTAATTGTTTTAATGTCCAACCACATCCCATGGTCCCGTACACAGTCCATTGTTTCCCGTCTGGCGCTGGAGCCGACTGTCTCGTTCTATAGAGAATTGTGAGAGCCACGAGAATGAGAATGAGCGTGACGATTCGTGCGCGTCGCATAGTTGTATAGTATACCCTCACATATTTTTTATGAATGCGCACATCTGTTCCTTGGTCAATTTTGGATCTAACTTGAACATCTTCACGAGGTCCTCCTTTTTGTACAACCGACATTTACGTGTTTCAATCTTCAGGTCACCATTTGCGTTCACGAAAACCTTTGGTCCTTTGGGTTTTGGTTGAAGTCTCTTTTCAATGTTCCTCACTTGGTTCATAACCGATGGGTCTCTACGACGAATTGGTGCTCTCTTTATGGGTTCCTTCTTCTTTTCAGCCTCTCGTTTAAGAACTTCGACTGCGCGCCTAATCGCACTTCCACCCCCATTTGTCTGTCTAGGCGCGGATTTTGGTTTGGCTTGGGTCACAGGCTTTCGTAAGATTTTACTGAGAATACCAGTCTTTTTTTCAGATAGAAATGGGTGCTTTAGAATAGTCTCAAATGTTGGAAGACCTTCGTGTTTTACGAGACGGAGACGCATATCCCTTATGTATGGACTATTCACACCGAGATACTTTTCTGGGAAGAGTTCTTTCACAAATTTCTTCACGGACGCGTGCTTTGTGTATTTTTGGATTATATTGAGAAAGTAGTGCGCATCATACATTGGGTGGGATTTGGTGGAGATACCATACGCCTTCAATTCACCGTTTGCAAGCTCTGGGTTCTTCATACCATCGATGGTCGTCATCCCAAAGTCGATAATGATTGGTTTGAGGTTACCCGTAATCAACACATTATTCCAGTGAAGGTCGTGGTGTCTAAACTTTGGGTACTTTTTCTGAATCTCAGACAGATTGTGAATAACCCGTGAAATCACAGTCTTATAGTCGGACACGGAGGGATTTGTGCGAATCCAATCCTCGAGGGTCACGCCTTGTATGTATTCAAAGTACAGAAAGTCCTTGTTCTCACACGTCTTGAAATGATACATACGGGGAACCCCCATACCTTTCAACTTTTCCGCGATACGATACTCCATCTTGGCGGAGGGTTCCGATGTAATTTTTATAGCAACCTTAGTTTTACAGGTGTCGTCGAGGCATCCGTAAAAAACCGCACCATACTGACCTTCCCCAAGTTTTCTAAGATTTCGACCCTTTTGGATTGTAACACCGGTATTGGAGAACAATTGTTGTTTGGGCGCACACGCCTTCGTACCTCTCAAAAGTTTCTTGAGTTCTTGACCGACTGCATTCTTCTGTGCGTTGGTCTTCGCATTATTGGCGATGTATACAAGTTCTGCGAGCTTGACCATTCTTAATATGGGCTGAGAAAAGATTCATATGAGAGTTGAAACACTCGTATCAATCTTGAGATTGGGGGGAGGGTGGAAATATATTTATTCTTCATCTTCGTCAACTTCGATGTCGTCGTCGACCTCCTCATCTTCTTGGAGGTCAAGACCTTGGAACGCGAAGGATGGAAGCTTCGTCGATTGTTCAAGGAGACACTGTTGGAGGCGCATAGTCACACCAAACTTGTTATCGATGAACCAAATTGAGCTCAAATCAACAATGGCCATAACCTTTTGGCTCTTCTCAATCGTATCAAGTTCAACAGGAGTCTTCTGCATAGAATAGGCCTCTGGAACAAAAGAACCATCAGGCTTCGTCGCAATCTTGAGCTTCATCGTTGAGGGGTACTGCTCCTTACCTGGGCGAACCATTGGCTTGTAGAGCGCTTCACGGAGCACCGCAACATTGAACTCCTTCCCAAGCCATTCCTTGGAGTTCGCCGCCACCGTGTTCACAATAATTTCATCCAACTCCTTCAACTTGTCGTGAAGCTCCACAGCCTCGGCGTTATCAGGGTCAAAAGAGAGGTCGAGGGAGTACGACGTGCGTCCAGTACCCTCATCAGTGAAGGCACTCAAACCAAATGGAGAGCGCATAAATGGAAGTTGAAGATAGATTTTTTTGTTGTCGCCACCGTTCAAGTAGACGGTCTTACCGCCATTCTTATTCTTACGGAGTTTTGAGAAGCCCACAGAGGAGGCAGAGAATTCGGAGGATCGTTGGATAGCAAGCGACATTGTGTAGAGGGTATTATATATCTTCTTGGAGTCTCGACTTTAAGTCAGTTTTTTTGTGTGACTATTATAAAACTAATCATGGGTCTTTTTAAAGATTGTGGCTGTGGATGTAACGGTCGAAAGCAACAGGAGAAGTTCATCACTTCCCTCATTTCGGGTTTGACTTTTTTCATTGTCGCAAACCCAGAGACGTTCCGTCTCGTCAGGCGGGTTCTCGGTCCACGCATCGCGACCCCCAATGGATGCCCATCCACGATGGGTCTCCTGGTGCACTCAGTCGTCTTTATCCTCATCGTGTGGGGTATGATGAACGTAAAGAAGGAGGAAAAGGTGGTTATGGGTCCATCTGCGTGTGGATGCGGTGAGACGAAGGGTACGAAGGTTGTCCTCCCACCCCCAAAAATGGTTGACGCGCCACTCCCAGAACCAGGGTTCCAAGAACCCCAATTTCAATTTATGGATTCTGGACTTGAATTGGACGCGCTTGATATTAACTCTATATAATGAGGACAAATGACGTATCTGTTGTCTGTTCAATTCTAGAATACTTTACATGTTTAATTTGTTCATACAAACTCTCCACGTGTTTATCGGTAATTGTAAAACATTTTTCGATAAATATTGTACCGTTGTGTTCCACAATCAGTGGTCCGGGTCTGCCAACAACTGATTGTAAAATGTTCACCATATACATTCTATGTGGTTCTCGTCTTTAAAAGTCTTCATCAAAGCCAATCTCCGTGGACTCATCGTCTAACTTCCCATAGTCCCCAACCCGCTTCTCAAAGAAGTTGGTCTTCCCATCCAAGCTAATATTCTCCATAAAATCGAAAGGATTCTTGGAATTCCAAATTGGAGGTTGGCCAATCTGTTTGAGAAGTCGGTCAGAGACATACTCAATATACTCGGACATCTTCTCAGAGTTCATACCGATGAGGTTACAAGGGAGGGCGTCCAAGATGAACCCCTTCTCAATTTCCACAGCCTCCTTCACAATAGAATGAATGGTTTGCGTTGATGGTTTGTGTCTCAACAATTTGAACAGCTCCACCGCAAACTCTTGGTGGAGTCCCTCGTCACGCGAGATGAGCTCATTTGAGAAGCAGAGACCAGGCATGAGACCCCGCTTCTTGAGCCAATAAATAGCGCAGAAAGAGCCAGAGAAGAAGATACCCTCAACGCACGCAAACGCGAAGAGGCGTTCAGCAAAGGAACGAGACTTTGTATCAAACCACTTCATAGCCCAATCGGCTTTCTTTTGAATACAGGGTACGGTTTGGATAGCCTCGAAGAGTTGCTTCTTCTCAGCACCATCCTTAATATACTTATCAATCAACTTGGAGTAGGTCTCCCCGTGGACCATCTCGTTGTGGCACTGATACGCATAGAATGAACGAGCCTCAGAGGACTGTACCTCATCAGCGAAATTGTTATTGATATTCTCAAAAACAATGCCATCGGACCCAGCGAAAAACGCCAGGATATACTTTATGAATTTCTGCTCATTATCATTGAGTGTTTTCCAGTCATCCAAATCCTTGGAGAGGTCTACCTCTTCCGCAGTCCAATTGCTCATTTGAGCCTTCTTATAGAGGTCCCAGAGCTCAGGGTATTTCAGGGGAAAGACTGTAAATCTGTTCAGGGTGGGGGCTAAAAGGGGTTCGTACTCGTCCTCCACCCATTCTTGAAATTCAAAATAGTTTCCGATACGACGTCCATCAACAAATATTTGGGGGTAGGTATCCAATCTTCCGTCACATAACTTCTTGAGGTCCTCTTTCTCAATCATAACTTTTTCATAATCCATCCCCTCGGATTCACATAGTGTGACGGCGTGTTCGCAGTATTGGCATGCCTCCTTCGAATAAATTGTGATTTTCATCTGTAGTATTATCCTTGATAATTTTTTGCTTGAAAACTCTAAGCATGATTGTACCATCTGAAATAATTGAAGACGATATAGTCAAACTGTTAGTAAACGAAGACGATGTAGAAGATGACATGTTCGCAGTCGTGGGAATGAACACCGGCCTGGTGCTTGGGGTGCGTTATCTAAACCCTACTGAACTCATATATAAGTCCGCCTGTGTCTATCAACTTGAAAGTGGAGACATGAACCCTGCGCCATATGAAAGTGTGATGGAACACTACCCAAGTGGAACGACGTTTGAGGATTTGGAATTCAAAATGATTAAACCTGGAATGTATGCACATCTCGAGGAGATTGACGTGGAGGATTCGGATTCCGAAATCTACGATGAGGATGAGAGTGACTCTGAAATGGATGACTTCATCGTCCCTGATGATGAGATTGACGGACAGGTGATACCACCATCGGACTACAAGTCTATTGATGCGGAATGGAATAGCTGGAAACCCACCACCCCAGGGGCGCGGAGTTTTAAGGAGACCGTAGACGCCATTGAAGCCTTGGCCAAAGTGCACGCCGATAACCTAAGTTTCGGTGCGTAATTACAAAAACTAAAAAAGATTAGTCACTTTCATACCAATATGCTGGCAGCTATATGGTCTGATATAGACCGACTATTACCACAAAAAACACAAGAAAAGCCAGTGAATAGAAATTTTTGTCGCGAATGCTCAGGTGTGAAAGTTGTCTCACCCGAAGGTCTTCCCACGTGTTCAGACTGCGGTCTCATTGAAGATAACTTTATTGATGACTCCGCGGAGTGGACGAGTGGACTTACAGATGATGGCCGTGTAAACGACCCATCCAGATGCGGCAATCCAAATGCAAACCCCGAGCTCTTTTCCCAAAATTGGGGGAAGGGTACTATTATTTCAACGCAACGTTCGTCAACGTATGAAAACAAGAGAATGGCTAAGATTAATTTCCATATGTCTATGAATCACAAAGACCGGTCACTCTTTCACGCGTACCGCGATATCGATGAGGCATGTCATACCCTCCCCGAATCTATTCGTAAAGATGCGAAGATGATGTACCGAAAGTTTAATGATGAGAAATTGACCCGTGGTGCGGTTCGTCTTGGTATCAAAGCGAACTGTATTTTATACGCGTGTCGTCTCGCACAATTTCCAAGAACAACCAAAGAGATTGCCGATATGTTTGGAATCCAATCCAAAGACATTAGTCGGACCACTCAAATATTCAAAGATGCTATTATGGGCGTGACCGAGAAAAACTACGTCACAAAATCATTTGATGTGATGCAAAGACTTCTGAATGCGTTTGATATTTCTAGAGAGGAACGATTGAAGTGTAACAAAATGTGTGCGGCCACGGAGGATTGTGTGGAACTTATGAGTAAGACCCCAAATAGCGTAGCATCTGCGATAATTTATATAGTTTTAGGACCCGGGGTGACAAAGTCACAAGTCTGTGAAAAATGTTCCGTATCTGTACCAACATTGAACAAGATAGAAACTATAGTAAAAAAACACTTAGAGGTTAAAGGTACTTTGTAATAAACGATGGTTAAATTGTTCCTCGCAACACCATGCTATGGGGGTCTATGTTTGGAAAAGTATATGACAAGTATCATCAAACTCCAAATGCATTTAATAAAAGAGGGCATTCAATTGTATCTCGATACGACCGAAAATGAATCTCTCGTACACCGCGCGCGTAACGTGTCCGTGGGTCGATTCATGCAAAAGACGGACTGTGAGTATTTTATGTTTGTTGATGCCGATGTACACTTTGACCCAGAAGCTGTTGTTCGTCTCGTAAGGTCTGGGCACGATTTGAGTTGCGCGTGCTACCCCAAGAAGGTGGTGATGTGGGACCAGGCCGCACACGCGGTGAAGGAGGGTGATGAACGTAATATGGCCATGCTCTCTTCGAGTCTCGTCATTAACTTTGGAGCTACGCATCGAGCAGTTGAGAATGGCTTCATAGAAATCTTGGATGGACCCACAGGCTTCATGTGTATTAAGCGCGATGTGTTCAAACAATTAGAGGATAAGTTCCCCGACTTATGGTGTAAGAATGACCACCAAAACCGGGACTTTGATGACTACCATGCGTGTTTTGATTGTATGATTGACCCAGTCAGTCGACGATATCTTTCCGAGGATTATGCGTTCTGTCGTCGATGGCAACAATGTGATGGTAAGATTTACGCAGATGTAAATACAACTTTAGGTCACGTGGGTAATCTTCCATTCACCGGATGCCTCAATGATAGGCTTAAGGCTTAGAACCAAACTACTTGTAATATGAATCTGGTGACTATTATTGTGACTCGTTCCAAATCATGTCATGTTAAGACTCTCCATACAATCCTCAGGCTTAACATTAAATGTATTCAAAAAAATATTAATAACGAGATTGCGTATGTAAACGACGACCCCTTTGAAAAGGCTGAGATTATCGAAAAGTATGCGAAGACACACGACCGTGTCTTTTTCATTGATTTTGGTATAGGTGTGGACGACGCCTCAATTGAACAAGTCATTGAAAAGCATGAGGGTTTGGGTTTCCTTGTGTTCCCAGGGGTTGGGGAAGGTGTGGATTGGGGACTATTCAAAGCCAAGGTTCGAAGTGATTCGGATGAACCCATTAACCAAATGGGACTTCAATTTGATACTGAAGTTTCAAAGAAAGTATCCGAAAATATATATTCAGTTGTACATACCGATGCAAAGTGTTGGATTATGAATACGAAGAATGTGATTAAGAATATCAAAGATAAGAAGGGTCACTGGAAGATTAATGCTAAAATGTTTGAAAAGTTGAAGGACACCGGGGTGAAGATTTATGCATTTACAGCATCTAAGTTGACTATGACGTATTCACATGAATGTGTAAGCAACATTTTGAACGCGGCGGGTGTTAAAACCAATTAAAGTTTAGACCGTATCTGAATATATGTCATCACCACTTCACACACATGTTGTAAGTTTCATCCATCATGTGTGGGGGAGTAAGGATTATTTCCCAGGTCCTCAACCTGTATCCATCGAGCGGCGACACTTTCCAATTCTTAGAAGTGGAGACTATGTGGTCTGTGAGAAAACGGATGGGGAGAGACACATGATGGTTGCGACAACCTTTGAGGGGAAGCCACACTGTCTTCTCGTCAATAGAGCGTTTGATATGATTGAGATTAAGATTAATCTGAATAAGAAGGCGTATGAGGGAACAATTCTTGATGGGGAGCTCTACGACACGACACTCATGGTGTATGATGCTATTCTTATAAATGGTGCACCCGTGGGGCACCTTAACCTCTATCAAAGACTTGCAGAGGCTGAAAAGATGCTCAAGTGTATCATTCATATGAAGTATGATGTGTACCGTCTCAAAGTTAAAACATTTTACGCATTCAAAGATTTTGAACACTTTATGGATGTGTACCTCCCCACAGTGCAACAAAATGTTGATGGTATTGTATTGACCCCTGTAAATGAGCCTGTGCGTATTGGGACGCATGAAACTATGTTCAAATGGAAACCCGGTGAAAAGAATACGGTGGATTTCCAAATGAAGAGGGGTACAAGTTTTGAGGGTGTTGGTAAACCTGGTGCCCCCGTGTGGAAGTTGTATGTCCAAGAAAAGGGTAAACTGTTCTATGAAACGGAGTTTCCTCTCAGTCGTATGAATGAGCCTTGGTTTGAGGATGATGCAATCGTGGAGTGTATGTACGTGTCTTGGGAGAATGGACCTATGTGGTGGAAGCCCCAAAAGAGACGTCGAGACAAGACACACCCAAACAACCGTCGGACATTCTACAGAACTATCGTGAATATCAAGGAGAACATTCAGTTGAAGGAGTTTTTAGATTGTATACCAACACATAGTGACCCGCCACCGTAGGAAGCTCAGTGTCTTTCACGACATCATCATTTATATAGTACCACTGAGTTCCGTTCTTTACAAAGCTTACGTAGTGTCCATCTGCTTGCATACCCACGTGTACAGCACTTGCGATTAGATTATATTCATAATTATCTATAATTATACTTTCAATAATGTGTATGTGACTTTTACTATCAAACGAAATCATAAGAATTTGTGGAAGTTTTGAAAATACCATTCGGGTTGTCGCGACATTGTGTACCTGTCCCTCAGTATCTTCAAAGTTTTCAAGTACATTCCAATCCGAACTCTTTTTGAGCATCTCCCCCAAATCTGTCCCTCGAGACGTCACCAGGTGCATACTGAAGTCCTCTTCACGTGTTGATTTCCCACCTGGCCAAATCGTTTCTTGGGTCTTTTTCCCGTAGAACCAGTCCTTTATTTGTGGCCTCGCGCGTTCCAAAATGTCTATGATACACAACATAGCCTCTTGTACATCGTGTTGGTCGCGATTCTTGAACCTTGGGAAGTGTGTATAAAACTGTTCCAAGAGAGGGCTCATATTGACAACTCCCTTTTCTTGGGATACCCAATAGAAATGAACGAGCGTCGAGTACAATTGTGTGAATTCACAATCTCCCGTGTACTGTGCGTGTAAAAAGTAATTCGAGAGTACTGGGATGTGAAGTAAACATTGGAGTGCTGTATTAAAATAGCAAGTATTTCCGAGGTTTAAAAAACCTCTCATTACATT